ACCCAAGCCCCCTGTAATTATTATGTGTCCGGAGGTCAGCTAGTTAGCGCGTTAGACACTTTGGTTCTGTTATGGGTTAATGACGACGACCCGAATTCTCTGTACTTCAAAGATATTGTGGATGCAGGTTTGATGGGTTTGGATGTGCAGAGGATGGAGAATGCCGGACCTATGGGTAAGATGCTCAAGGCATTTGCTTATGCTTTTTATGATGTTCGCACTTCCATCCGGGACATACAATTTCTGTTAGATATTGAGGAATGTCCTGATGATTTCCTACAATATCTGGGACGATATTTAGGATGGACCTATTTTACTGACGACCCAGATAAGTGGAGGGACCAATTAAAACAGGCAATTTATTTATATAAGGCTAAAGGTACTCGTCAAGCCCTTGCGAATGCGGTCAACATGGTTATTCCCTCTGGGATATATAACCCAAATTCCCCGACATCGGGAATACAAGAATTGTGGGAATCTTATGTTCCCAATATACTCTACTACACTCTAAAGACTGAGACCGATTTAGGTAAGGACAATGCGGTTTACAAAAAATTCTTAGAGTCTTGGAAGCAAGCCCTCACCGCCTCAGGCATAAAAATGAACCTTACGAATTATGACCCTCATAATAAGGACAATAACGTTAGGTATGCAGTAGATTACATTTTAGAACTTCTAAATATCAAGGAAGAATACCTAGACATCGGAGGCATACCGTATAAGGAGACATCTTTTTACGAGGGTCAACTAGCACGAGGACTTCAAAATCCTGGGTATTTCTACCGGGAGCGTCTTCTGAGTATTCCTCCCTGGGAGGAATCCAGGTTCTACCAGAACTGCGGAATAACAGATAATTTTGTTATCAACTTATCGTCTATTCTAGCCAGTAAGATAGAGGATGCGGGGCTGGGATTGGATACATCCACCGCGAATGTCGTGGCGGAATATATCTCCAGCTCAGTAAGCATTAAGGACGCTAACGGATTTTTGGAGCCGGGATGGGGAGACAATAACAACTTTAAATTTATGTCGTCATCTCTCAACCTTCCTTTTAACTATCATCAAGTTATTAGGAGCGGTGACATGGAGGGAATGTCCGTATTTGATTACTGGAACTCGAAGGCATCTACGGTTCACACGAAGCTGAACGCTTCCGCCATTGATTTCTCTGCCCTCGATTATCTAAACGTCCCCAAAACTAAATTGGGACGTAAAGGGATTCCAACGATTGTGGATGTGTTCCGTCAGTTCGCTCCCTTTCATGTTCTTAATAAGATATATGTAGGGTCGGGTATTACTGACGATTATTACGGCACCCGGTCAGGACATGACCCTAAACAATCATGGTCTGGGACTATGGACCTGGAGATAATCAATACCATTCAATCGGACTCCGACCAAGTTAATAGTACTTACGCCCTCTCTGCCTTCCCGGGTACGTACGGGACAGGTATATTCAGCGGAGTAGGTATTCATCCTAGCATATACAATCCACAGAATGGAAGATGGATGCCGTCGGCAACTCTACACAACCATAAATCCTATTTCTGGAGTGGTGGAGGTGTCAAACAGACTGGAAATACTTATTTTGACGGCTACAAACAAGGAGGTCCTATGCCTCGAACCGCAGGGAGACGCAGAAGTCTTAAATATAAGTTCACAGGATGGGCACAGAACCGAGAGGGATTGAATCAACCCATCGCTACCGATTGGTTTGGGGTTAGCGCTCCCCTACGCACCCTGTATAAACGCCAAGGACTGAAAATCCCTGGTTTTGTACCTAAAGGATTTAATTTTTCTTCGCAATCATTTGTGGATACTAGCGGAAGTTTATCGGGGGTCTATTCTTTCTATGCAGGCTCCGCCACACAATTTTACGAATTCGCGGGGTCTTCTAATTTCCCCGCTAGAAACTCCCCACCTTTTCAACCTAATGCGTCCAGCTTTAACCAACTGAGAGATGTATTTGGTTCACAAATTCTCCGAGCCCTGACCACCATATTCCTAAGCCGAGGAAAAGAGGATACGCGATGGCTGGACTTTACCAATACCAGCTTTAGAAATTTTAAGTTTGGTCAAGGAGTGATACAGTTGTACCAGGAGTATAACGAGAAATACCGACGTCAACTACAGAATTGGGTGTATGAGAAGACAAACATTATGGAGGACCAATACGGGGGAGGGTACAATATTCTTTCTCATGCTTTTGGACCCACTTTATTCAATCATAATTTTGGTATTAAAGGAAATATTATTAGCAATTTAAATTTAAAAGCTTTTAGTAATGCTTTCTCTCAAGCGGTCTCCTCAAACAACCAGGACTGGAGCGCAATAGCTACCACTAGAGGTAATCTAGCTAATACCCAACTTATCTCTGCGGCTGGACAGCGCAGAGAGTTATCAGAGGGAATTTTACAGAATGGGGCTTATAACACCTACATCAATCCCTTAGATACTTTTGAAAGACCATCCGAATTATACTACGCTAATGATTCCCTTGTATCTGGGGTAGAATTAGTAGCTCCCCCCGTTAATTCTATAGCAGTGTGGAATCACCTAAATAACCCCACATTTAATGTAGACAAAATATCTCCTTCCGGCATTACCATAATACAACGTCACAACACGGACCTTCCCCGTCAGGGAATTAGAGTCCGCTTCCCCATTGATGGAAATATTAATTATTCTTATAACGGTCAACTGAGATATCCTCCACGTGATTCAGCTAAGACGGTTATGGCAACTTCATCCATTGCAGGATGGGCATTATACGACCAATACCGTACCCAGAATATCAATACCGAAGGAGGCTACACTGCAGGCGCTCGAATAACTTTTTCGGGTTCCCAAAGCAGCTCTCTACCCTTCGTCCGAATAACTGGATACGGCAGAGGCGTACTTGGCGGAATCAGCGATGGCATTGTATCGGGGGTGATAACTCGAAAGAGAAACCCGTCCCTAGTTACGGTGGTAAATCATCCCGACCGCCAAACCCCTGCCAATTTGCGCTCTTTAAGTCCTTCCACGAGATATTCTATTACTTTGGAAGCTTCCGGTCTGCCGAATGCCAGTAACCCACAACAGCTCACCTGGACTCTTCTTAATCTAACTAAGAATGCGGCGTGGCAAGGTTCAGGGGTAAACAAATGGACTCCCATCGCCCAAGCCGGTATTTATTGGTCTCCCGCCAATTATCTGGCGAGTTCCCTAAACGTGCGCTCAAATGACGGCTGGGAGTATTATGCTAGTGAATTTACCACTTCTTCCATTTTTGAGCGAGGAGATAATTATCAGCTGTGGATTACTCCAACCAATACTGGGGTCACCACTAAGTCCCAGTTTAAAGTGAGAAATATAAATATTGAAGCACGAGAGGCTTCTGGGACTCACAAAATGCAGACGGGTAGGGTAGGAAATAAATTATTCCCCAACCAAAGATATCGCCTAGGTGTAGATGCGCGTGTAGCTCGGCTAAGCCAGGGACAACCGACCGACGAGTCCCTTTACGTCCGAATTGTCACAGACCCCAAACCTTTCGTAGGGAACGGATGGGAGGGGGATGATAATTTAACGAAAGCGTGGTCGTACAACTGGACTACGAAGACCTGGAGACCTAGTAACACGGTAGGTCGCCACCAATGGCGCCAATTAGATTTAGATGTGAGCACTATAACTCCGACCCGTTTTGAGATGGACTTCACCACAGAGAACAGTCGAACCCCTCTCCAGTACTATTCTCTATCCAAGGATGGTCCGATGAACGGATATTTCGCGTCGGCTGGTCCCGTACACAGTAATGAGACCGTATATTACGTAGAAGTAGCTAAGCCCACACGTACAGGTGAATTTAATGGTGTCACCTTATTAGGTGTAGATATTCATAATTTAGACTATAATGTTTATGTTAGGAATTATGAACACAAAGACTTTGCAGACATCTTTGATTTCTTTGATAAATTGAACGTAAGCAAATCTTCTAGAGACGCTAGAGATTCTTCCGGAACCTATCTAACATCAGGTGGTTCCCGGACAGAATATCTAGAATACTGGGGAGGAAGTCATTCCGCTACCAACGGAGAATACAGGTTCGCAGAAAATGATTAGAGGCAACATAGAAATTTTACAAAGCTACGGCGATACTCATCGTAGTCTTTATAAAGGACCTAACATGGTTGTTGATGGCATGAGGGAAACGATTGCCGATGTGATGACCTATATGCCTAACCCTAGTGCAACTCCCGCAGGGCATCTCGGAGACAGTGAGATGCCTGTAGGAGTGAGCTCGGTCTCTAGTTACCAGATTCAAGCTATGACCCTTGGGAGTGCTCAGAAATATTACTCCCAACGAGATAGCCGTTTTTGGATGTGTAGCGGAATCTCGGAGAATAGCATAAATCTTAGCAGCTATGCTGACCCATCCGCAGTACGCTACCAGCTTAAGCCATACACGAAGAGAGCTTTGTACCAAGTGCTAAACTCTATGTCCGCCATTAATTTCAATCAATGGCGGTATGATAATGCTGTAGACGCCAACATATTAAAGGACCCCACTTTGGAAAACGGGGAAACTGATTGGACCGTATTGTATGCTGCTGAAGATGAGCCTCAAACTATAACTAAGTTTAAAGATACGAATTATAAAGGAACCTTTCCGGTTACGCGATTCGAGTTAACCAAAGGACAACAGAGGGTCACACTACGACAGAGAGTTCCTATATCTCTGGGACGTAATTATTACCTGTATACTAACGGCAAAGCTTACAACTCCACATTTGATTTTCGGGTAGGCAGAGGAAATAATGATATAGTTTTAGAATATTATGATTTTTCTTCTGGAAGGTTTGTACCCTCCCTAGATGCTACGAAGAATACTCGCCATACCGTAACACTAGAGAATAAGTATGATGTAGACGAATATCGTTTTGTAGTGCATGGGAATGAGACCGACCAACCCTTCGAACCTAACGACGAGTATTTTGTTGAGTATATATTCCCTTCTATAGGTTTTGTGGACCACAGTTTCGCTCCATGGGATGCTTCTTATCATAATCCTTACCTCGATATCGTCCGTCTGGAACTTTGCGATGCTCGCCATCAAATACTGCAAAACCCCAACTTCTTAGAACATCAAAGTATATGTATGAACAATGACTTTGAATTTACAACTCCATTCAGGGCGGACCAAGTAACAAACCTGCCCGCATGTAACGAAGTAGGTCTCGTAAATTCTGTAGGTTGGAATCAAGTTAATCCATTGGCGAAATTTTCAGAAGACCCCTCCCAACCACTGGAAGGAGCTTCGGCGTTAGGGTTTGTAAGAGCTTTAAAGAATTATACGTGGAAGGAGACTCAATCATTCAGCTCTGCGTATAACGGAGTTCTTTTATACACTTCTTCCACTGATTTAGCCTCTAGTGGCTGCGCAGCTATCTCCCAGACTTTCAACCTAGGTGACGAATACCGAAATCCGTATGCTTATGCGACTCCTACTTCTCAGACGCCCGCGCTTATAGAGCAAGGTAACTGGCAGTACGACAATAATAGAACGCTATTACTATCCTTCGAAGCGATGGTGTCTGGAGAAGGCACTGCCGCTAATTCCGGATACTTGGAGGTTTCTCTAACCCGCGAATCGGATGGATTTACATATGCTTTCTCTTCTGACCCAGTAACATCGGGCTCTGATGTATTCGCTCCTATGGGTGGTGCTAAGAGATTTAGCTTTGAAGTTAAAGACCAGTGGGCACAGTTCGGTGCCGCTGTTATTCTACCTGCCGACGCCCAGAGAGATTCCTATACCGTACAAGTTAAGGGACGCGGAAGAACTGATGCTAACACTGATAATCGACGAGGATTCTGTTATTACGCTATGCGTAATTTCTGTCTAGGTCCCATGCAGGGATGGAGAACTTATCTTTTTGGAACCAGTGGACTGGGAGATTGGAGCCTCAGCTCTTCTGCCAATAGATGTAGGGAGCCACGAATATTCTCTGGTTTGGTATTTAGCTCCCTTCTGTACAACAGCCTAACCGCAGACGACCGAATAGCACATATGCGCGATGGTGTTAGGTCCCGAGGGAAAAATCAGCTGGTGCAGAACTTTGTGGGGATGGAACCAACGAAAAGCTATCAGCTAGAGGTAAAAGGAAAGGACACCGATATGGCGAACACGGCTTTAAGACTTACTCTCAAAGCCAAGTCTCCTTGTAAACGTACAGGAAGTAATTACAATGTTTTAGGAGGATGGATGATGGACTCCGCCGACCCCAGCTCCGTATTCGTGGTAGGGGGCGCCGCAGGAGTGAACATTCCCCCCTTCAACCCTTACTCCAATAATGGTAAAGTTCAGAGGAGAACTTATCCCCAATTCAACAGGAATCTGGCTAATATAAACAACAAGCCTACGGATTGGGGAATATACGTGGGACCTTCGGGAAGCGCTTACAAATCTACTGGGGCGAGCAACTTCCGCGCTAACGCTGGAGATTACAGATTGTCTATGGACGTTTATAACTCGGGGGACCACGGTAGTTATTTTGTTTTGAGTTCCGCTCCTGGAGCTTTTTATAATTGGGACACGGCAGCGTGGGATAGTTTCGGAGAAAATAACCGTCCTACTTATCGACGCTCTACTTCTGGGTCTTATTTCTTACCCCTTCCCTCAGATGAGGGAGGCTCGGAGTTTACGCACTATACTTATCCGAGCCCGATTAATTTTAACAGCACGGACCTAGAGACCTATACTGAAACCACGGTAGACGGAATAGGGTCACGCGGACAGTTTAGCGTAGGGGCTGCGATATTCGGTCCCAATTTCTCTGGGGGAGGGAGCCTAATAAATAACATCTCACTAGAAGGACCGGGGCTTGAACCTAACGTGGATATCTGGAAAGAGCTGTGGTATGATTTTGATAATCAGAATTGGCTAACTTCCCCGGTGAGTGGGACCCCAGTTACCACGGGAGAGACGACTTCAAATTCCCGTCAGTACAGCTCCAAGATGATTACCAACATGGCTTTTTATGGCTTGGACCGCCATACGGAATACCAATTAAATGTTATTCCTTATAACGGAGGAGTGACCACTTTCAATGAGATTTCTCTAACTGACATGTCCTTAGTATGTAATCAGGGGAGAGACCGTTGGATTAGGGATGCCGACATCTGGACAAGTGAACCATATAACAATGGGAGGTACGACCAGTTTGGGGGAAATACCGGAACGGTGTTTAAAGCGTTTGACGCTGGCAACTTCTCGAATGTTCAGGACCCCTCTTCTTTTACTTCCAAATTTGATATGTGGAACATTGTCCATCCTACGCAAAATGATGGAACCACATCGGGCACCGGATATGTTCAGGTTATAAACTTCTATGGATTCAATAATGATAATCCTCGTCCGTGGCTGCTACAGAATTTTACTTTAGAGGATTACGACCTCAAGGGAGGAGATAGATTCGCTTTCGGTATCGATTGCGTTCAAAAAGTAGGACGCACTACAACGTGCTCCGCTTCTGTTCAAGCTCAGTATAATGGGAAAAATTATCATTATAATTTTACTAACCAAGACTGGGTAGAAGGTCCGGAGCGTCGAGAGAAGGGATTCAAAGGCTTAATGGCAGTTGCCGACTACCCCGACGATTTAGCTTTTAATGACGACAGGGCGTTTTCACATCTTCTGACACCTACCATCACGGCGCCTACCTTCGGACCGAATACTAAGATAATTGCGAGTTTTAGGTATAGCCCAAACAACGCTTCAAATCTAGAACTACAACATAAAAATTTCTCTGTTTATAGTGTAACTCCCGCAACTCCGAAGACGATGTGGATGGTGTCAGGAGACACATTCAATTTCCCTGAGTTCCCACAACCTCACGACCGAACTCTACAGCCAGTCCAGCCCTCTGGATATCCTGGTTATTTAGGACACTTTCTCAATCGAATAAACGGTGTAAACTACAAACCTACGTGGGTTCCTGGACAGGCTGACGGAACCACAGGTTTCAGTTCAGTCAGGGTATTCACTAATCCTGCGGCGCCTACAAAGACCGGAGAGACTACTATGCAAGAAGCCATAACTATGGGAGCCTACCTCCCTTCAGCAGGACTCTTCTTTGGCTCTGGAACTTTTGGGATGGATAATTCCGAGCAACCATGGGGACTAGATGTCAGCGCGGGAGCTATCTCGGGAGTACTTAACCAGCTGGGGGTTGTTAATACTGACGGATATATTTATCGACATCCCCTAAATCAAGCTACAGCAGACCGAAATGTGGCTGATGCTAGCGCAGGGTTCATCGTTTCTTCCTATCAGACGGGAGCAGCCACCTACTCGCCCCGAGTTGTTAGATACGTTCTAAAGGTTCATAAGGACGATTGGAGATTCCTAGATTGGTATATGGGAGGAGTTGGGGCTATAGGTCTGCACACTTTAAATTACAAGAAGAGTTTTCAAGTTGAGAATAGTGCTTACCAGATTAGTGGAACGGGAGCTGACTATCCTGCGTCTCCACGTGAGCAACTATATAAAGTATCAGACCCAACTAGAAACCCAGTGTTTAATTTAAGTAATAAAAAAGCAATCTTTCCTCCGGGATTAAAAATAGATTACCATAGCACAGATTATTTAACTATAATATGGGATATAGATTTTTAACATGAAGTTTTTCGAAAAGATACATCCACACGGACACCTTGAAATCTGGAAACATTTTCCAGATGGAAATAAGGAGTTACATTTCGCTGACGATAATGTTATCACCAGTGGTATGGGAGCAACGCTCGCCCAAATGTTTGATGCAGATAAGACTGCCGACGTCCAAAACTTTCAAATACCATTTTTCTGTGTAGGGTCCGGAGGAGGACCTACTGGTGCTGAGAGTGCAGGTTACCTCCAAGTATCCTCCACTGGAGATTTAGGAGAACCTCTAACCAGAGCTCAGTACGGCAACGGAAATCTACAAATGAGTCTCCACTATCTGATTTCTAATGGTACTAAGAGTGGCTCTACCCAACCTTTCGGCATGATTCCCCACTCGTATATTAAGCGGGTGACACCAACCAAATGTATGTGGCAGATAGTGTTAGATGAACAAACATGCAATATAACAGATACCCAATCTGATTCATTTATAAATGAAATTGGATTATACAGTAAGAACCCATATTTGGAAGCGACAGATGCTTCGTTTCTTTGCGCGTACAGATACTTTAAACCAGTATATAAAACAGACGCATTCATTCTTGTGTTTAGATGGACGATTGAATTCTAATGGCTATAAGTTTTAAAAATGTAAGTAGTGTAGGAGGAACTGGAATTATTCCTCTTACTTTTCCGGATAATGTTCCCAAGTATGACCCTAGCTCATTCTACAATTGGGAGCAAGACAATATTCCTATCTGGGTATTAGAACAACGAGGAGACACTCTTTATAATGCTATGGGTTCTCCTGGTGGAAACCCAGACGGTGTAACTTTCACTTTGTCTTCAACAGGCAATTATGACGAAAGTAAAGCCATTTATGACAATATCGCAGATATTGTAGAACGTATCCCCAAACGCCTTAAGTTCCCCGTACTCGTTGAGATTTGCACATATGGAAACCTCGGTAAGCTGGATATTGCTAACATAACTTGTGAAGGTGATGGTAAATTAGAGATTCGAAATCGTGCTTTCTTTAGCGATGTAAACGCATCAGCTTACGATGTCGATGACTTCTCTGGAAGCCCAGCCGAGGCTTTTGAAGGAGGTAAACCGTATATATTTAAAGTTTTCTCCCCCGACGCTTCTAATGTGGTTCTGAATTGTTCCAGTGTCCGCTTTGGCACTAAATTTGGGGATACCGATTCCTGGGTTTCAAACGCGAGGCTTTTTACTATGCAGGGTCCAGATACAGACCGTCAAGCGAACAACCTAACCGCTTATATTGCGTCCGCAGGAGGAACCACATATCCCGCTTATAGTTTTGACCAACGCACTGCAGGACAAGGCAATATATTCCGACTAACGCCATATACGTGGTATGATGAGTGGCAAGCTGGAGCAGCTGCCGAAAACACAGGAGGCAACGCCGCTAGCAGTTGGGGCGACGCTACTCCATGGTACGGTTCTGGCATAAATGATATGATGATTGACAAGAGGGCGAACATCATGACCCGAGGTCAGAGCTCTTTCTTTGGATACGCTAATTGGTTTAGCGCTATCAACATTAAGGATTGTCAAGGAGATATTATTATAAGAGATGTTTTGGCGGATGGAGGGAACACGGATAAGGACTTCGCTCCTGTTGACTACGGTCAGGTGCACTCTGGTACCTACGGATTTAATATTGAGAACAGTGATGTGATACTTGATAACACTGCTTCAATCCGTAACAGCACGGCAGGATATTATTTTAAGAATTCTCGTATGAAAATTACGGGACATTGGTTAGCCTATAGAAATTACAAGAAGACCGGAAGGGGAGAAGCAGCTACCGCACGAGATGGAGCTGGTGTTCTCGCTTTAAACACGGATATAGAGTTCGACCCAACGCGATACCCCGACGCTAGAAAGTACCTTAACCACTTCTCTAAATCACAGAGAGGAATGGATTTGAGGAACTGTACCGTTCAAGGAGGTAATACGTGGGACACCACCACTTCCGCTCTTCCCAACGGAGGCTCCCAATGCCAAGGAGGAGGAAACCGCGTAATGCTCGGAGGAACCGCTCTCACCTCTTGTTCTGGTATGGGAGGAGACCTATACACGACCATTATCAATCTGGCAGATTGTACCGAGTCCGGGATGTACCTGGAAGGTTCGGATATGGAGTTCAAAGGGCGCGTTAACACTTATCTGAATGCTGGGGATGGAATCTTGGCTCGTCGTTCCCAACTTCGCTTAACCCAGATTACAGCTAATAATAATTCTGGTTGGGGAATTAATCTCGATGGTTCTCAATTAACTTATGGAATTAATTCGGATAGCTTCGCTATAAGACCTGATGATTATGGAAACACCAACATTAAGTCGGCTGGACGAGTCCCAGGAGGAATTCTTCCTACCGGAGGTTCTTTCGCTCTATATCCCGCAGCGGATACTGGAAAGAGAGTAAGAAATAGAGCTCAGTTCCATGTGGACTCCAACAACCAAACTATTTTAGTGGACAGGTCTTCAGCCTTAACACCCGCTACAATGAATAACATTCCTCGCTATATGGGGAGATTCGGTGGGTGTAACTGGTTACATACAACAGGTGACGATAAGAGTATCGGAACCTGCGTCGAGTTTACTCCAGGCACTCATTTCGGAGCCACTCCCTACAGAGTTAATAACTTACCCGGAGTGGTGGTTACAAACGGCTCTAATGCTGAGATTGTGAACATGAATTACGCAGTCGATTCTGGAGACAGTGGTAAGGGTAAAGTTGCTATTGCCTCTAATGGGTCAAATATCACCTTCCGAGGAACTTCAGGGACAACTACTACTTTTAATTATTATCCTCTAAATTCTCAAGCTGCCTTGTTCCGTAGCTGGTTAAGCGCGGGAGTTGCTGCTACTAATAATTCCAACATAGAATTTACAGGACCTACCAAATCTGCAAGGTTTGGGGTTCCTTTCCTCGCGGAGGCTAACTCTAACTGCTCTTTTAACCCCCCTACTCTGGTGGGTACCGACAACATTCTTGATATCTCGGGATATCATCTAATAGAAGGCGGTAGCGTAATGGCATCGTCCAACCATACTTCGGTAGAGGTTCAATCTACTCGTGCGGCTATGGTAGCAAATAAAAAATCTGGACTGAACTTATATGGATTAGGTGGAAGAGTGGTGGCAGACGATACTGATACCGTTCTCCTATCTACCGATGTATTGGCTACTGGATACGCCGACGCCTTCCTAGGAGACAGCAATTCGCAATGGACCAAGTCCACATCAGGAGGATACGTTAAGTTTTATCCTCACGGATTTACCAGCGGAGTATTTACAGAGTATCCTACGCGACTAGCGATGGCTGGCACTAACCCAACTTCGTTCGACTCCAGTTTACGTTATCTCGCAGCCCCAGCTAACGTAGACGCACACCGTACCAATATGACAGGAGGTATGTGTGTGAGAGCCGTACAGGATAGCTCCGTAAACGTTAATCTTGTTAACTTTATGTACAACGCATCTCCTTCCTCTGTCTCGGGAGCGTATTACAACCTGAGGGGGACAGGATGCGAACAAGGTTCCGATGTGGTACCCGATGAGGGACCTAAGAACACTGACGGATGGACTCGGATTGGAGATGACCCTAATCCTGAAGATACGGGTGCCGATGAACTCGACGGAGGAGGAGTACCCCCTCCTGGAGGAACTGGCGCCAATAACAATTGGTCACAGAGTATTATTACCGGAGGAACAAACGGCGTAGGGGCGGTTGGCACAGGGGCTGGTTTTGGTATAGGGGAGATGCAACAACCAGCGGCGGGATTGTATTCTGCGGCAGGTCTAGGTAACAGAGGAGGTCTAGCTGCTTCATTCCCTGATAATGAAAATCCTGCTGCTATGTCTGTTATCGGCGATGAACGTGCTCCTATTCAGGCTGGGGGAACGTACAAAGGTTCTCTTCAGAAATACAGGTTCGCGGCTTACCTTCGAGACAAAGCTAACAACACACAAAGCGTGGACCTTACTAGACACCCTAACTGTATGGGAAGCCAAATCCAGATTTGGAACATTGCCGACACATCTAGAATACATGCTTCGAATATTCTAGCTAACGGATATGACCCTTTGACATGGTCTCTGAGTGGTCTTGGAGGAAGTGAGCCTGGGTCCAACTGCCATGGTCCTTTTGGTAAATGGTGGAATGGCGTCTCTTTGGACTATTTTGGACTGGGAGGACGGAGAAGTACGTACGGAGGATGTGGCGCCTCTTACTATAATTGCGGGGTCTTCCGTCTCATACTGTCTACACGAGGAGATTTGAAAAGTTTCTATGATGTAAGTACTTTGAGCGGTACGTACACAAGTTGGCCAGCCACGGGAGGAACCGCTGCTAATGGTTGGCGAGGAACTGCGCTGTCTGGAGGTTCTCCTGTAGACCAAGTTAATGGGGAAGGTTACACCCACTGGACACAGAATGTACGTGTTTTAGGAAGCGCAGATACGCGTAGGCTTACGGCGACGGATTCGGACTTCCCTAGTGGTTTGTACCAACTTTCTAGTTGTTTGAGAGTGTTTGGGTGGGGGATGCCTACCAATTATACTGACCAAGGAGTAGCTACTATGCAACCTAGGTTAGGCGGATTCAGTGCATATAATGCGACGTCGGGTCTTGCCGGACAGCCTTCAGGCGCTTGGATATACACCACCGCAGAGCCCGCTACCCCGTTACCTCCCTTAGGAATGGATTCTTTGGGATACATGAGAAATTGGTTTGATGAGACCGCCTCCAACATGTGGCAAAACGTCAAACATCTCGCAGAAGATAAGGTTAATGGCGTATCCATCTATAGGTCCAACTATGGAGGTACAGGAGGAGGAGAGGGACGAGACTGCAACCAGCTTGAAGGTTCTTATGGAGTGGGAGTTAGGTCTCTCAATATGTTTGATTTAGAGAGGTTATTGTGATGGCTGATAGAATTAATGAAGATATTCGATTTTACTTACCTGCCGACCCTTACTATTATCAGGTAGACAATCTGCCCATTGAGGATTTGTTGGACAACGATAAGAGTCTCCAACACCAAATAGATATTATAAACTCGCGGGACGGGGGAGTAAACACTGTTGGTAGAGACGGATTCTTAGAACTCCAACCTCATATTGACACCGCGTTACCGGGAACCGTTTCTGTTAGAGCTGGAAACTTTATAGGACGAGTACAAAGAACGTCAGGAAGTGATTTAAACGGTGCTGTGGTGAGTAGAATGAACGACGGTATTCTTGAAATGAATACCCCTCCGACTGAAGGAGACGATTATAGTGTGAATAACCCTTCCACACCCGAGAGTAACCCTGCGGATTATGTTGGGAGAACCTCGGTATTCAATTTCATGGGAGGTAGCATATCTATCGATTCCTTTGATTTTAATGATTTTCAAGAGGGTCAGAGTGCTATCGTTGCTCCTTTAGGACGGATAGATTTGATTGGGATAACCACAGTAAATGGGGCTATGGATGACCCCTTTCTTCCAGGGAATGATACTGGAGGAGGAATGGAAGTCGGGGACGGGTATCCCAAACTAGCAGTCGTTAAAGGGGCTGGTATAACTACAGCTCAAAATGGAGTTCGTCAACTAGTAATTGGAGAGAAATATATTACTATAGGGACTCCCCAAACAGCACTTAATGACTACGGGAGAGACCTTGCCGGAAACGTGGTTCCAAACCCAGAGTTCGGTACGGTTCCTTCTCCGGACGATGTAGTAAACATCTGTTTCGCTAGAGATGATATATCTGCGGCATTACGTGAGTTCGCTCAGGAAAACCGTAACGGGTCCTTCTTCCTACCTATCGCTTATGTGTATGTTCCCCAGAGCCACGTTATTGGCAACCCTATACCTAGTAGCTTTTTGAAGGATATTCGTCCCTTCTTCAGAACAGCTGAACTCACTCTGGCAGAGAGACAAGCTCTTGCAGCTTCTGAGAACCCCAGTTTACGTAACCCCGTCATTACCGAGTCCTCACTTCTTACTAAGTTTAGCACAGAAATTAATTGGGATACGGCAAACTCTCCCATACAGGACCAGATAAATGATATTGTAAATGTGGGTTTATCAGACCTTGTAAAGTCCAATTTCCAATACCGCGATATGACACAGGTGGTTGGAGCCTACACCTACACATGGTCTTTTATTGTAGTCAATGGATTAATTGTGGGTCATGTGCGTACGCCTCTAGGAGGAAGTACGTACGCCGCTAACCCTACGTTCAATTTAACGAATATGGGGTTTGAGACGAACGATGGAAATGGGCAACAGTCCTGTATGGCTGTGGGGTTCCCTTACTTAGGAGACGATTTGGAGAAAGGGTCTTGGTGGAGAATTCTGAATAATGGAGGAATGAAAGGTTCCTGGGGAGAAAACGCTTTCTTACCGGGCAGTGACATCATTTTTAAATTCAATTACCGTAATATCCGACATGATGGAGATAAACTAGCAGCAGCAGCCCTAGTAGTAGGAAAATTCCGACCCGATTTTAATCTTGCTTCCGGAAACCTAGATGTTTAGACCTATATAACAAAGCAATGTGGAAAGAAATTATCGCACAACTTAATTCCGCCATTTTCTCTAATTGGAGATGGCTACTCGCCCTGTTGGTAGGGATTGTCATCGGCGCTGCTAATTGCGGTGGTATTGCCGATTACGTACCTTTCGGGGAATGAAACAAGTAATAGCAGTATTTTTACTGCTAACCGCTGGCTGTTCCACCTTAGCGCCTATTGCGGGTGGAGCGGCTGGTGGCGCTCTTGGGAGTTTAGCAGGACCTGCAGCAGCCGCCGCCGGTGGCGGACTGGGCGTGGTAGCGGCACAGATGGCGTTTCCTGATGAGGACGTTGATACCAACGTAGCCCTTGCTGCTGCTCAAGCAGGGGTACCGGCGCCTGGGACCGCCGCGTCAACCATCCATGAAACCACTAGTTTACTTCATGAATTGGGGTGGTGGTACCTTTGTTTGTTTATCCTAATACCACTTATAACTAAGAAAGGACGTACCTGGATTCGCAAGTTTACGGATATACATAACAGTGTTTCTCAAAGAGAAATTGATGCGCGAGACGCTCATCAAGAAGAAAGGATAAAGAAGTTGGAAGAAATGATACCAGAAAAATAGCATAACTTCTTTAAGGACGACTAGATACATTATAGAGGAATACTACCTCAATAGGATTTTTATCATGAAATATATCGTTAACGAACAAAACACCTGTGGTCAGGCATCCTTGTCGGACGCAGCGCGTAATAACCTTCTTGAAGCTATGGGTTATGTTATTCCGCAGGAGGAGCAGATTCAAGAATCCGCATCCCCTGAAGCTCGCGAACGTCAAAACCAAGAAGACGAAAGCCTACCTCATCTCTATGAATGGGATTCTAGCGTCTTTGCTTTGGATGACGAAGTCTTCGAAATTGAAGGAGACCTTTTCCTTAAAGCGATTGAGTTAGACAGCGAAACCCGTTCTGTCCTTGATGAGTCCCACGAGGAACTTTTCATTAATGAAGTGGCTTTCGACGACTCTGAATGGGACCTTGGTGACATCTACGACCATGGAGAAGAAATTTACATTAAGCTAGATGAGAAGAAGTGGTCTGGCGCCAAGAAAGGCGACAAAGGGAAAGACAAAGATGACCCTGAAGCCCGCGATTATGAGCGTGGCGGAGACCGCAAAGGTGACGAAGGCGCTGGAGACAAGAAAGATGACAAAGGCGACTACGAAACTGGGATGCGTAAAGGTGACAAGTCTAACGTAAAGTCGAAAGAAGGTGACAAGCCTGATT